CCAACGAGGTAAAATATGGCTTATTACAGCACTAAAACTTACGGGCACAACATTGGACTAAGTGCCTGCTTCAGACAACCTAATGCAGATCATTCACATTGTAGTTTGCTGCATGGTTATAGTTTGCAGTTTAAATTTACATTTGCTGCAAACGAACTAGACAACAAAAATTGGGTTGTCGACTTTGGTGGACTTAAACCACTGAAGGCTTGGTTAGAAGATAACTTTGATCATAAAGTTGTACTAACAGTAACAGATCCGCACATGGACACATTCAAAGACTTGGAAGCAAAAGGACTTGCTGAACTTACTATCCTTGATGGTGTAGGTGTAGAAAAGTTTGCTTATCACGCTTGGAAGTTTGCCAACGATCTTGTTCAAGAAATGACAAACGGTCGTTGTTGGTGTGTAGAAGTGGAATGTGCAGAGCATGGAGCAAACAGTGCAATCTATGAGGGATAATGAATTACGTAGCTTGTTTAAAATGGGGTAATAAGTACGGCCCTGAATACGTAAATCGATTACACAGTATGGTTAGTAGGCATTTGTCTACTAACCATGAATTCGTTTGTTTTACGGAAGATCGCAAAGGCATAGACAGCAATGTAAACATATTGCCATTGCCTAGCATAAACATGCAAGGTTGGTGGTATAAACCTTATATGTTTAGCAACGAGTTTGATCTAGAAGGAACATTACTGTTTTTAGATCTTGATGTAGTCATTTGTAACAACATAGATAAATTGTTTTCATACGAACCAGGTGAATTTTGTATTATTAGAGATTTTAATAGAAAATTCAGAAGTAACTGGAACAGAATGAACAGCAGTGTGTTTCGTACACCTATAGGAAAATATCAAAATCTTTGGGAAAACTTTAAAAATAATCCTCGAGACCATACCAGTCGCAATAGAGGAGACCAAGATTGGATGTTTAAAAATGTTAGAGATCATGTGTTCTGGCCTGATAGCTGGATACAAAGTTACAAATGGGAAATACGTGATAAACGTGATCTAAGTGTAACCAATGGCAGACGCAACTTTGAGTTTGATGCACCGCCTAAACTTACAAATGATCTAAGCATAGCAGTATTCCACGGCGAACCTAATCCAGCAGATTGCAAGGATCAATGGGTACAACAACATTGGACTTGACATTTAACAAAAATCATGTAAACTATAATAAAACAACACAAGGCACAGTTATGACTAAACGTATAGGCTTTGCATGTAAATATATGCATCCAAATCAGAATCAAAAGAAAAAAGTATTAGAAGAATTACAACGTCCACTTACAGAAAAGTGTACCACAGTTGCTTGGCTAAATAGACAAAGCAAGGATGTTGCAGAAGAGCGGCTCTGGGACATTATGGTACACAACGCAGCCGCAGCAAAAAGGCTAGTAGAATATGTTGGATCTCTCCCTCCTGAACTTCGGATGGTACGATTGGGCTCTAATCAGCTTCCATGTGCTACCGAGTCTAGCTGGAGTTATTTTTGGTCTAAGCCTGACGTGGTGGCGTACTGCGAACGAGAATATGCAAAAGTTGGCGATGCAGCACGAGCCCTTGATGTCAGACTTAGTATGCATCCGGGACAGTTTACAGTCCTCGCCAGCGATAACCCCGAGATTGTCGAAAGGAGCATAGATGAATTTGAATACCATGTCAACTTACTACGGTGGATGGGCTACGGCAAGAAATTCCAAGATTTCAAGTGTAATGTCCACATCAGCGGCAGACAAGGTCCCGCCGGTATCAAAAACGTCCTTAAACGTCTCACGCCGGAAGCAAGAAACACTATTACAATCGAGAACGACGAAATGTCCTGGGGACTCGACGCCAGCCTTGAGCTTGCAGACGATCTCGCTTTGGTGTTAGATATTCACCATCATTGGGTGAGAACAGGAGAATACATTGAACCAGATGACGACCGTATTAAACGTATTATCGACAGTTGGCGGGGCGAGCGTCCTGCTATGCATTACAGTCTTAGCCGTGAGGATGTACTCACAAACTTTGACCCAAGTGTACGACCGGACATGGACACACTACTTGAATCCGGATATAAAAAAGCCAAACTAAGAGCACACAGTGATTACTGTTGGAATGACGCTTGTAATGCTTGGGCCTTGTCTCATTGGGAATGGGCTGATATTATGGTAGAAGCAAAATGCAAAAATCTAGCCAGCGGACAACTTTATAGCATGACCGAAGAGTCAAAACAAATGGCAGCATAAATACATTATGAATTATTTGAGCAAAATGTATGGAGCAAAAACTCCACAAGGTATTATCAGAGATAAAAATCCTAACCGTGTGCTAGGCGGCTTAAAAGGTGCTGGAGTTAATAGTTTTACTATGCTTGGCGAAGATGGTGTTGAGCAACACATTCCTACTCAAGCATATGTACAAGCACTAGAAGAAAAACTACGTAAGTTAGAAAGCATAGTGCTTGAACAAGATAAAAAAATTAGGAGATTATCAAATGATCAAAAAATGGATAGAACAGCGTTTAGCAGAGCGATCAACAATTGACGGAGTGCTTATGGTTGCAGCAGGAGCAGCAATCATTTTGTTTTCTCCGCTAACTAAACTTATTGCATATGGTGCTATTGCATATGGTGCATATACAATATGGCGTCAAAATTAATAACTTACGGTTGTAGTTTTACAAGTTATTTTTATCCAACATACAGTGATCTACTTTCTGTAGATCACAATGTTACAAATGTAGGCCGTAGCGGTTGCGGCAACGAATATATATTTTATTCACTGTTATCTGATTTAAGAAACAACAAACTCAACAAATACGATGCTGTCATTGTACAATGGTCTAGCGTTACTCGGTTTGACTATAAAAGCCGCACAGGTTGGATTGGCAATGGTAATGTTTACGATAATCCAAAAACAAATCGCATATGGAAAAATATCAAAGAATGGTATAATCCAAATTTTGAATTAGAAAAAACCAAAAACTACATGTACAGTGTTAAAGAAATATTAGATGCAAACAACATAACCGCATGTTATTTGAGTTACATAAAAAATCCATTTGAAGAATATAATTTTTTTACACTCGATAATCTATATCATATATACAAAGGTAATTATATATTCAAGGAAGGAAAAGTTGAACACCACGACAGACATCCAACTGTTTTACAACATTTAGATATTGCCGAAAATATAGCTAATAAGCTAAACATTGAAATAAGTGATAATACAAGATCTTGTGCAAGAATTGCTACAAGAAAAATAAGACAGGGGTGGGAATTGGGTAAAAAACTAGAGCTTACCGATAGGTAAATCACTACTAGCACTCAAAGACCAAACTTTTCTTTTAGATACACCATGTTTTTGAGCAAAGCGTTTAGCATCGCAATTACTGCATACATGAAAGTAATTGTTACTTAAACGTTTAGGATCCATTTTTCCACGTTCACGCTCAAATTGTTGGTCGCAATTATCACATCTAAATAGTATTATAGTTTTATGTCTAAAATATTCATGTTCTGAGCCTAATTTGCTTTTACGAACATGTTTTGTTTTTACAGTATATTCTTTTAATAACATACTGTATTTACATTAAGATTATAAAAACTTACGATAAATATTAAAGAGAGGAACAATTATGGATCTTATTAAAGTTACACCAGCAGCAAATGTACAAATCAGCAAACTTTGTCAAGAAAACAATTGCTATGCAATTACACTTAACATCAAGGGCGGAGGTTGTGCAGGCTTTGAATACGAATGGGGTACAGCACAAGTAGATGATATCGGACCAAATGACTTTGGTGTAGAATGCGATATGGGTATGTTTGTAGTAGGTTCTCACAGTGTAATGTTTTTAGCAGGTTCAGAAATTGATTACGTTAATAGTTTAGTTGGATCAAATTTTGAAATTAAAAATCCAAATGCAGCAAGTAGCTGCGGTTGTGGAGTTAGTGTAAACTTCTACGACGACATACCACATTTTATGGAGTAAAGAATGGCAAGACAAGAAGTTGATATCGGTATCGAGGGTAATGACGGCACAGGCGATAGTATCCGCGAATCATTTAAAAAAGTAAATGAAAACTTTCAAGAACTTTATGCAGTTTTTGGATTAGGTGGAGCGTTAGGCTTTGTTAGTTTAAGTGATACACCAGATACATATGTCGGAAATGAAACTAGTGTTCCGCTTGTTAAAACTGACGGTACTGGTATTAGTTTCTATAAATTTGTATCAGATAGAGATGATAACAGCAATGACAGATCTGTCAAAACAAATGTAAACAGTATAATTGTTGAATTTTTAGATCCTGATCCAGCATTTCCTGATACTAGTGGTACAATCAAACTTGTTATCAACGATGCTAAAATAAACACAGACCCTGATCCAAACTTAACTGCTCCGCTTAGTGCTGAAGCTGCTATGGCTTACAGTAACACAGTTAACGCAGCATTAAGAAACCGCGGTTCAGGCGATGATATTGATACATTAACAAATGAATGGAATTCAGTTCATAGTGGTGCAGACACTATTACTCCAGATAACATAGTAATTTCCAAAGGCTATGCAGATGATACTTATGTAAACATCTCAGGCGATACTATGATCGGCCCACTAGCTGTTCCATCGGGTGCAACTGGTTCACAAGCACCGCAAGCACGTGAAGTTATTACACGAGCAGGTAGTGTTGAAAACAGATCAATGCTTGATGACTTATTCCTTGCAGATCATCCAAGTCCACTATCAGGACGTGGTATACCTCGTGGCAGTGACGATCTGTTAGCAGTATCAAAGTTGTATGTGGATACACAAAGTTTCTCAACTACAAATAACATTTACGTTAGCACAGACGGCGACGATAATCAAACTTATACTCCTCCGGGCAAAGAAGGTCGAGGTCCTGCATATGCATATAGAACGATCGGTGCAGCAATGCAACAAGCAGAACGTATTATTGATGCTACACCGTATGAGCCTGGTCCATATATCCAAACTATAACATATGGTAATGCAGATGGTAATAGTTATGTTGATACTAACTCTGGATTTATTACACCTGTAACAGATGCTGATGTAGCAGCTGGTATTGTCGACCTTAACATATCAGATATACAAGAAGGTGTGTTAACCTATATTAGAGATAATGTAGAAGCAGCATCAAGTTACTCGCCTACTATATGGGCAGGGTTTACATATGATGACGCAAAATGTCAAAGAGACGTAAAACTAATACTTGAAGCAATACGTTACGACTTCTTGTTTGGCAGTAACTATAGAACAATTAATGCTGCCAAAAGATATTTAAGTGGGTCAGCAAGCACAGTACAAGACTTCCAAAAAGACCAAACACTTCTTGCATTACAGCAAGCAAGAACATTAACATTAAATGCACTTACAAATGGTACTACCATTGCAAGAGCAGCAGCTCTTTGGGACGAAGTATTAGATATTATTGCCAATGGTACAAAAGCAGTTGATTCATATGTATATCCTACACCACTGCTAGGCACTAATAATGCTTATAATCCTGATATTCTTGCAGCAAGAGATCAGCTAGTTGCAAACAAAGACTTCCTTGTTGCAGAAACAACAGCATGGATCAACGTACAAGTTGCAGCAGGAACACCTCCATTTACCACAGACTATGATTACAACGAAGCAAAATGTGCTAGAGATGTTGGGTTAATTATTGACAACTTAATCTACGATGTTACATATGGCGGCAACATGGAAACATGGAATGCTGCACAAGCATATTTTGTCGGTGCAGTTGCACAATATGGTTACGGTGAAAAAGACGGAACAGTAGCAGCACTTGGCCATATGAAATTAGTGCTAGAAGATGTACTACAAGAGATTGCAGTTACTCCAAGTGCAGGTAACTCCGAAGCACAAGATACATCAGGTACAGCAACTACAGCAGGTGTTGCATCTAATGTAGGTGATTTAGTACAACAAATTATAGATTATGTTAGCAGTGACGGTGTTACTACACCTACATTAACATATCCAGAAACAGCATGGGCAAGTCTTGCGTATCTAGTAGATTTTAATTTGCTTGATTCAGCATTGCGTACAAGTATCGCAGCCGATACAACTGCATGGATTGATGCACAAATTGCTGCCGTTGGTACACCAAGCATATGGTATGACTTTTCATACAACGAAGAATTATGTATTAGAGATGTTAAATTAATTCTTGATGCAATCAAACTTGATGTACAAAGTGGTGCTACTGCTAACTATCTAACAAGATATGCAGGACTAAGATACAATGCAAGTCCAAGTTCGACTATTGCTAAATCAGCACAAAAAGCACAAACTATTGCTAGTATACGAGAAGTACAGCGTTTGATCACAGACTTGCTGGATGCAGCAGTTACAGCAGGTACTATTACCAATGCAAGCATCCCAGGTTATTACGATGACAGATTTGACGACATTGTTGATGTAATCAACGATATTGATGTTACATTAACACAAGGTAGCAATTATAGATTTGAAATTTACAACGGAGGCTTTAGTGCTGTTGACCAAGGTCTAGTAAGTAACTTAGACTTGCGTGAAGGTAAATTAATTGTTGGTCAAACATCAGGTGCCAAAGGTATTATCACAAGTTTCCAACGTGCAAGCACAGGTACAACAGATAGAATCGAAGTTGACTTAGTCGAACCGATTGAGTTTGTTGCAGGTGAAGAACTATCTTTTGGTAACTTAACACGCAGCAATCAAATCACAGTGCGTGTTGAAACAGGTATTTACGAAGAACACTTGCCAATTAAACTTCCTGAAAACGTAAGTATTAAGGGTGACGAATTTAGACGAGTTGTTGTACGTCCGAAAAAAGGTGTATCTCAATCACCATGGGCAAACACATATTTCTATAGAGATATTATTATCGATGGGTTGATAACTGCGTATTCGCCTATAACAGACATTGATTTTTCAGGTGTTGCAGCTGATGCAGCTAGAGTAACAGGCACATACACAGTTACAACAGGAAACTATCTCACAGACGGACATGGTACAAATGCTATATTTGAAGTAGTTATCGACGGTGCAGGTGCAGTTACTATTACTGTACAAGACGGCGGCGATGGATTTATTTTAGATGAACAAATTACTATACCTGATGAAATTGTTGGCGGTAGTGGTGCAGCAGCAGACATTATATTCTCAGTATCCGACGTAGGTGGTGGATATCATTCAAGACACCCAATCACAGACAAGCAGGGTAAGTATGGTTATCATTACGTAACTGATCCAAGTATTCCTGTTAACGTAGGCACTGACGGTGCAACTAACCCTGGCGGATTTAGTGATGCTGCTAGACTAGTTGAATTAAACAGATCATTTATTGTAGAAGAAGTAATACAATATATCAATGCTACATATCCAACACTAACTTATAGTGAAGCAACTTGTCGCAGAGACACCGGACTTATTGTTGATGCATTAGTATCAGACTTGAAAACTGGCGGTAGAGAAAAGTCACTAACAGCACAAGGTGCATACTTCAGAGGTAGAGTACAACGTATTCCAGACTCACAGAAAGCCGAAACAGCTGATGCTATTGCATATATTAAAACTATTGCAGCAGATGTAATAGCAAACACAGGATTTACTGCTCTTGGTTCTGTGGATCAAATTATTGAACAAACCTATACAGCAGAAACAAATGCCCAAACAAACTTGGATGCATTGGTTGATTGTGTGGTATTTGCATTTGATGCAAGTTATAACCCGCCGTTAGAAAACAACAAAATGGATGTGTTCTTGTGTAATGATGGTACTATTGTACGTAACATTACAGTACAGCAGCAAGGCGGCTTTATGATGGTACTTGACCCAGAAGGTCAAATTCTAACAAGATCTCCATATTGCCAAACCGGTTCAAGTTTCTCGCAATCAAAAGTCACAGAGCGTAGTTTTGCTGGTGGACAGTTTGTAGACGGCTATGCAGGTAACATGCCTGTAACTATTACAAACATAGTTGATCCGTTTACACTTGATGTAGAATCACCAGCAGGACAAGGTTTGTTTGTACGCAGACCTCCTACTCCGTTCCCGTTCTGGGTTGGCGGCTCTAGATACCAAGTTAATACCATTACAAACTATGACCAAACTACAGGTACAGCAAGACTTATTCTTGATGAAACAAGTAATGCATCAGGTAGTGTAACAAGAAACATTACAAACATTACTAATGCAAACCCAGCAGTAGTTACAACTGGTGACGTACACGGATTTACAACAGGCGACACTGTAACTATTACTAGTGTTAGCGGCATGACAGAACTTAATGGTAGAACATTTACTGTTACAGTTATAGATACTCTTAACTTCTCGCTAGACAGCGAAGATAGCACACTGTACAATACTTACAGCAGTGGCGGGTTTGCCGAAACAGTTGCAGCAGGTGGCGGCTGGAGTTCAGGTACTGGTGTACCAACAGATGACCCTGTTACTAATGGATTTAATAGAACAGGTGATATCTTTATACAGAGTGGTGGTAACCGCTCGATGCTTGCAAACGACTTTACACAAGTTAACGATTTAGGCTTTGGTACCATTTGTATCAACAACGCACTAGCAGAACTTGTTAGTATGTTTACATACTACTGTCACACAGGTTACCTAGCAGGATCAGGTTCACAGATTCGTAGTATTGCTGGTAACAACAGTTATGGTTTCTACGGTCTAGTTGCAGAAGGTTCGGATCCAGATGAACGTAGCACAGATGTTACACTAAATGCTAAAATGGCATTTGCTGGTAAAGCATGGCAAGCAAGTCACAGACTAACATTTGCTAGTGCTGTACCTGCAGGTGCAAATATCGGTGATGTAATAACTCAAGCAACAACAGGTGCAACAGGTACTATTAGTTTCAAAGCAGATGGTGATACTGTTGTATACTTAACAGATGTTACTGGTACATTTGATACTAGTAATGCAGTGACCGCAGATGGCGGTGCAACGGCATTAGGTACTCCAAGTGCATTTGAAACATTGAGCACTAGTGCAGATGTAGCAGACTTGTTCTTGTACGCATACGACCTTGATGGATTACCAAACAACGTATCAGAAGTTGAAATACTACATGACACAGGCTTGTATCAACCATATGAACTAACCAATGCTTCACTGGCAAAACTTGGAGGTAAAAACTTTATCTTCAATAGCTATGAAATTGGTGATGCTGTAGCATTTAAATCAACTTCAGGCGGTGGTACTGGTCTTATTGTAACAGTTGCTAAAAACAGAACAGATGGTTACGTAATTGTAGACTTTGAAGGTGGTACTAGCTATACAACATCTAGTACAGTTACTATTAGTGGTGCTGATTTAGGTGGTGCAGATGGAGGTAACGACCTGACTATAGCAGTTGATGCAGTGAGTTCAGGTGTTCCAACAGAACTAAGCATCAGTGGTACTCCAACAGCAGCGTATGATGACAGTACTCCTGTACTAAACGGACAAGTTTGGAGATTTAACTTTGGTACTGGTATCGAAGGTACAGCAGAAAATGGCTTGCAAGAAGTAACATTGCATGATACTCCGTTGGTAATTAGACACAAACAAAACTTTGTATTTGATGGTGTTACAAGTTTGCCAACTCGTCCAAGTACAGCAGTTGAGTTTGTAGACGACACAGATGAATTTACATATAGAACTATCGGCTTTACAACAACAATCACAGATGGATATGCAGTAGCTAATAATCAAAGTGTTATTACATTTGATGCTAACTTCCGTTATGTTGATATGCTAGTTGAACAAGATATTGTTGATGCTGCTATTACAGAAACACTAGTAAGTGTAACTTCCCCAACAACACCACGCATTGATGTTAACCCAGGGTTTACTGATATTATCACTGCTGGTACGCCAAGTGCAAAAACACTAGGATACACTGTTGGAGATAGATTTATTGCAATAAGCAAACTTGATGCAACAGACAGAGCTCGTGTAGAAGGTGCCGAAATGGTATTTACATGGGGTGGTAAAACTCATCTAATTACAGGTTACTCAGAATACACATATTATCCAGCAGCAGGTGCAGACATTGAGTTTGGTGTAATTGAAATTGCTGATATTGCAGGCACAGATGTTAACTATCCAGCAACAGCAAGTGGTATTGCAGCATCACTCGATAGTGCTCAAGGCATCAGTTTAAAAGGTGGTTTGAACTCTACAGAAGAAGCACAGATTACTGTTAACATTTCAACATGTCGTGCAACAGGACACGATATGCTTGATATCGGTACTGGTGGTTACAATAGTGCTAACTACCCAGAACGTATTTTTGGTTCACCTGTAAGTGATCCAGTAAGCACAAACGATGCTATCGACAGTACAGGTAATAGAAGTGCTGCTCAAGTACAAGAACGTACAAGAGGGCGTGTGTTTACTGTTATGACAGACCAAGATGGTTTCTTCCGTGTAGGACGCTTCTTTACAGTTGACCAAGGTACAGGTAGTGTTACATTTAACGCTGCACTTGTTCTTACAAACATTGACGGTATTGGTTTCAAACGTGGTGTACGTGTTAACGAGTTCTCAAACGATGACACCTTCTCAGATCCAAAAGGTGATGCAGTACCGACACAAACAGCAGTAGACAATTATCTTGCTTTCAGATTAGGCTTTGATAAAGATGGTCAAAGTGTTGGCGGCAGTAGAATTGGCCCAGGTGTAATGAGTTTAGGCGGACCTGGTTCGGATCAAACACCAATGGAAGGCAACATGAACTTGAACAACTTCAAGATTCAAAACGTTGCTACTCCAACATCAGGACTAGAAGCTGCAAACAAAAACTATGTCGATACACAAGTTCAAGCATATGACGAACTGAGCGAGTTGTTAGATACTGCTATATCGGTCAGTTTAGCAACCAGTGACATACTAATTTGGAATGGTACTACGTGGGAAGATGGCACTATTAGTGGAGATGTTACATTAACTAGATCAAGTGCTAACACTATTACAAGTGCTATTACAGCAGGTTCTATTGTTAACGGTGATGTAAGTTCGAGTGCTGCTATCGATCAAAGCAAGTTGGCCATGACACTCGCATCAACTAGTGCAGCAGCACCAACTGGTACAGCAGCACAAAAGCAAGCTGCAAGCGGTTTAGCAAGTTTTGATAGTGCTAACTTTGAAATCACAGACGGATGGGTTGGTATCAAAGCACAAGGTGTTAGTGCAACAGAACTTAACAACACACTGGATTTAAGTGGCAAAACTGTTACACTTGCTAACGGCGAAATTAGCAATACCGAACTTGCTAATAGTAGTATTACAATTGGTAGCACAGCAGTTTCACTAGGTGGAACTATTACTGCTCTAACAGGAATTACTACTATTAACCACACAGGTAATATTACTGGTCCTGCAAACACAAGTGGTACTGCCGCAGGCAATAACAACGTAAGCATAGGTGGTAGCTTGAATAGATACAATACTGTTTGGGCAGAAGTATTTAATGGTACTGCTACAAATGCTCGCTACGCTGACCTTGCAGAAAACTATTTAGGTGATGCAGATTACGAACCAGGTACAGTTCTAGTATTTGGTGGTGCAGAAGAAGTTACAGTATGTGCAAGCAAAGGCGATCATAGAGTTGCTGGTGTTGTAACTACAAATCCTGCACACTTGATGAACAGTGCTTTAGAAGGCGAACATGTAGTTGGTGTTGCACTACAAGGGCGTGTACCGTGTAAAGTAATTGGTCGAGTACAAAAAGGCGATATGCTTGTAACCAGTGCAGTACCAGGATATGCTATAGTCAATAACAATCCTAGCATTGGTACAGTAATTGGTAAAGCAGTTACAACCAAAGACAGTGACGACAGAGGCATTGTTGAAGTAGTGGTAGGGAGAGTATAATGGCACAAAAAATAATAGAAACAGGTGCAAGTGCAAACAGCGGAGGGGGCGATCCTCTCCGCGATGCAATGATAAAAATCAACGATAATTTTACAGAAGTATATGGTAAAATAACAGCATTGGAAGATGGTAACATTACAACAAGTATTATTGGAGATGTTGTTGGTAGTGTGTTTGCTGATGATAGTACATTACTAGTAGATGCTGTTAACGGCACTATTCCTGGATATATGAAAATTAGTGACTTGCAAGCTGTAGTTGCAGCAAGTATAGATTTTACTGATTTCCAAACAAGGATTGCAGCACTTTAATGCATACGATAAATATACTAAACAATAGGATTTTAAAATGGCAGATAGATTTCCACTAATATTAGACACAGCAGGTACAAACCAAATCAAGGAATTACCTAATGGAGACAATTTAAATTTACAAAATGGTACCATTGTTAATGTTGCAAACATTGATTTAACTGGTAATTTAACAGCAAACAATGGTACGTTTGGTGGAGATATTACTGGTAACAGATTAGAAGTTACTACTAGTGTTACTGGAACAAATATTTTTGCACTTGGAAATTTTGTCGGATTTGGAAATGCTAATATTACAGGAACAGTAGATGCTGCCAATTTTACCGTAGGCGGTGAAGCATTAAGTAGCATACAAGTACAATCAGATTGGAATGAAGCAGATACAGGTAGTGCTGCATTTATTAGAAATAAACCAGACATATCAGGTGTACAAAGCATTTATGATTTGAATGATGTTGTAGGCGATGCATTACCACAAACAGAAGGACATGTATTAACACTTGATGGTGCTGGTAACTATTACCCAGCTGCTCCTGTTGGTGGTATTGCATTAACTGATTTTAGTGTAACACAAAATCCAAAAAGCGGACAAGGTAGTTTAACTTACGATGACGGCACAGGTGAGTTTACATATACACCACCAAATGCTGTACAAGTTGGTGGCAATATCAGCGATCTAATCAACGATTCAAACTATACAACACTAGCGGCAGTTACCTCAGATGGATTTATTAAACTAACATCTCTAAGTGGCGGCAGCGGTATTTCTTATAATAACTTAACTGGTGAAATTGCATTTGACAATGGTGTATTAAACTTCATTACAATAGCAGATGCAAAAGCAGGTGTAAGTTTAGACGATGTTACTAATGTTAACGGAACTACTATCAACAATATCAGTGTTGGCGGCCTAACATTAACTGGTGCTGGACCTCATGACTTATCTAGTATTGATGTACTTAATATTGGTATGAGTGGAAACTTAACTTCTACAAATGGTAATATTAGTACAACAAATGGTTCTGTATCAGGTGCTACAGGTACATTAGGTGGCATGACATTTAACAACCAAGTAGTATCGGTTGCATCAGGAGGAATTGAAATTAATGCTCCTGGCAAAGTTGATATTTCTAATAACAGTAGTTGGATTGGATTGCCATACAATATTAGTTTACCATCTACGGGTACAGCAACAGGTGATTTTGCGTTTATTGGCGATACAGCAGCAATACTGGTTCAAAACATGTCAGGTGTTGGTACAGCTGACGAATGGTTATATCTAGGCGGAACTAATGCTCCTAGAGGATTGGTTATTCCAAGATTAACTAGCACACAAAGAAACGCTATAACAAATCCATATGTTGGTGAATTAATCATAAACGTATCAACTAATAAAGTACAACTTTACTACGGCGGCAGCTGGATTGATCTAAACTAATACTTCGTAATATATTATATCTGTTTATAGGATAAATATATAAAACGGAGAATAAGATGGCATTCCAAGAAATTAATGTAGGTTTAGTTGCCAACGACGGCACAGGTGATGATCTTCGCGAAGCATTTATTAAAATCAATCAAAACTTTGATTCAATTACTGCTGGAGAAATTACAGGTGCAGCAACAAATGCAGAAAACGTAGGCGAATACGGTGTTGGTGTATTCAAAGAATTAGCAGACAATACACTATCTTTTTATAAACTAGGGGTCCATCCTGATTACATGGACTCAATGAGCATTGAATATGATCCAGTACGTGATCAGTTAATGTTTTATTCAAAACAATCTCGTGTACAATATACAGACGGTGTAGGATCACTGATTGTTCCTGCAGACAAATTTACTACTATAGTAGGAACTCAAGGTGCTTACATTTCATTTCAAGCAAATCCTGAAATAGATTTATACCAAATTACAGTTGATAGTCAATTGTATAGAGAAACAGCACCAAGAATAAGTGCAACACTAGATGCACAAGGTAATGACATTGTAAATGTTGGTAATATCAATGATATCGACTTTGATGCATTAGGAAGAATATCAGGTTGGGATTTTGGTCAAATTATTGGTAATCGTACTAGTATTATTGATTGGATTGTTAATCAGAATGATGTCGACTTAGGAACATTCACTGACCCAGAAGTAGATAACATTGATTTTGGAACGTTTGTATAAGGAATAAAAATGGCATACCCGGCATGGACTGAACGTAGTGGTACACAATTAGCTTCATTAAACGAAAGAGTTGATTATCAAATTAACTTACCAATAACAGATGATGGCGAAACTACTATTTCTGTTATTGCTGGAACAATGCCTCCTGGTCTACGTGTAGAAGATTTACAGATTACCGGAGTTCCTTTTGAGGTAAACAGAACAACAGAATACGAATTTACACTAAGAGCAACAAATACAACAGGAATTACAGATAGAACTTTCACAATAGAAGTAATCGGAGCAGACGAACCTAAATGGATAACGCCTGAAGGATTA